ATGAATATCACCCGAAATACTATTCCAATCATCATCATTATTCAAAACCCGATTATTTCGTACATCCCAAATACGGAAGAGTTTATCACCGGTTTGAGCATAACCCAATAGTATTTGAAACCAATTGTGGTAATTATTACTATTCAGGAAACAATTTTTACAGGTATCATGACGGTATTGGATATTGCGTTACTGAACTACCGAGGCAAATATATTTCAGACATTTGCCTTATGAATGTAGACGAGTTTATTTGAACGGAGAGGTGTTTTTTAGCAATGGCAATCTATTCTTCCTGTATTCTCCCAAAGGATATGTATTAGTTCCTTCACCTCTTGAAATAAGAATTACTGCAAGATTTTAAAATACCCATTTATAAAGAAAATTTGAAGCTGTCAATTTAAATTGACAGCTTTTTTTTTGCTTTTATTTTTACTCAGGAGGCATACTCCAATCGGGGTGAGGCTTATTTTTTTTTTATTTAGGAGATAAATTTCTTCCTGAAAAAGTGAGATCAAGGGAATCATTTTCGATAAATGAGATCCATTTTTCCAACTTTTTAAGGGGGATAAAACGAACAGTGCAAACACACAACACACAAGTCTAATGAAAATCAATATGATAGAAAAAAGAAGAGAGAAACGAATTGTGCAAAGAGTTTAGGTTTGCTTTAACAATGCTTTAATTCAAGAAGGAAAAAACGGGGCAAAAATTAATCAAGGTTTAACTGGCATTGATAACACTATTAAATTAGCCTAAAACACCCGTAAAATAAGCCATTTTAGCCAATACAGGCCGATGGTAGATGTAGCCACAAAGCTCCTTAAAATGGGGCTTTTTTTATGCTCCGCCAATATGGTTCTTAAAGACAATTTAAACAAAGAAAAAAGCTACACGGGAGTGAACAGGGGACTAACAGGGGTCTAAAAAGAGTAAAAAGAATAGTGTATAACTATACCTTTGATGATAAAAAAAACATACTGAACACGCCAAAAAACTCGGATAATTATACCTATAATCCTATAACATAATCAGTGCATAATAACTGTTTGTTGATGATAATCAGATATTTAAACACGCTTTTGTGCGGCTTTGAATTGAAAAAACGTGTGTGTGCGGGTATTTTTACTTCATGGAGTTAACTCTAACACTGGCTTTCACGAATGCCAGGGCACGAATGCTGGATAGTAAAACATCCTTATCTCCGTGGTGCTGGTTATAACTTACCAGGCGAACACAGTCAGGGATATCGCTTTTTTGAATGTATTTGACAGTCACATACTCCTCTCCTCCGAGGTCAACCGATAAAAGGTACATCTCTCCCCAGAATATTCCGTTTGAAATATCGTGTACCTGCTTATATAATACAATGTCGCCCGATTTCAGCAGTGGGTACATGCTGTCACCTGTAATATAGATCGCGCCGTCGCACTTTGGAAGGTTCGGGATCTTAATATAGTCAACTGGTATATGCTTTGTGGCATCGTTGAATAACGGGATAAGACCGGCAACTGCCTCCAAATCAAAAAGCGGTATCTGCTGCTCATCCCTAATGCCATCAGTTTGCAAACGGAAGTCTTCAATAGTGCAATTTTCTATCGGGCTTACTTTGCAATGAGAAAGCTTATTTTTATCTTTTGAGATCTCCTTAGCTCCAGATCCTGTAAATAACCATGCCGGATTGATATCAGGATAGGTGGCGAAAAATTTTGTTATTGTTTCTTCAGTTATTCCGGTATGACTTTCAAGTGTACCGCGTGAAATGCCGGTTTTTTCGCAAAAATCGCGCTTGCTTATACCAAGATTTTCAACGAATTGCAAAATCCTTTGCTTAATTGGCGAAATATTTTGTTTTTTTTCTTGCAAGTGGCGAAATGTTTTGTAGTTTTGTATTCAATAGCGTTTACAAAATTACGACAAAACAAAATGAAAAACCTAATAAAAAGCGAAGAGATTGAAAAAATAAAAAAACAGCTGCCACTCGCAGGGACTTATAAAATCATTTCCGGCATGCTAAACGGGGCTTACAAGCCCAATACCATCAAAGCAATGATGAATCAGCACCGCACAATGAGCCCCGCAGTTTTACAGGAAGCTAAACGATTGATTGAAATTATAAACCCAATAAATCCAGAATCCAATGAGACGAATGAATAAAGTTTTCGCCATCCTTTTTGCAATTATTGCCGCTTGTGCCTTTTACGGTGCTATTTTTCAGAATGCGCCCTGGCATATTGCAACGACAATTGCGTGCCTTTTTCTCAGCATCTTATTTGCTGCCGACTCAGGAGATACCGAGACACCAGGTTTATCAGGAAAATAGATTCATGTAAATGATTCCGGGGTCATCCGCCTGTTTGCTGTCGGCCCCGGTTTCTCAAAAAAAAACTCAACCAATGATCCCTTACGAATATCACAACGAGCAATTAGGAGTGCAGGCGCGTGTACTCGTTGAAGGCAGAGACGCCTTCGACTCAAGCCTGAAACTTATAAGTGATCGCGGTTTGCGACATAGGATTGAAAATAATTACATTAAACGCCTCCGCGCTCAGGGTCCAAATACTCCTACCTTGGTAAAATGGGACACCTTACCACGCGACTGGCAAAAACTACTCATCGAAACTTTTGGCGAGCCACAACGCCAGGTGAGGCAATCACTTTTTGAACGTCATTACTCCCGCGACTCCCGAGCGATTGAATTTTACGCCAACTATCAGCTTACTGATGGGAAATTGCTGCCCGACGATGTGATTGACGAATACACTTTGAACGCTTCAGTTCTGAACACCGTTGAGCGGATCTATACAAAACGCTACGAGCTCCGCAAAAGTCTTCGCGGTGGTGTAGCCGATATTTGGACCATTGTTACCAACGAATGCAACCGGTTTCGGGATATTCAATCGCATACACTGCCAGCCAATGCCGCCAGTCTCCGGAGAAAGTTGAAAGACTACAAAAAAGAAGGGTACTCCGCACTGATTCATGGCAATTTCTGTAATAAATCGGCTCTAAAAGTTGATGAAACGGTGATGGATTTACTCAACAGCATGTTTGCCCACCAATCATATAAGCCAACTGCAACAGAAATTTCAAGACAATATGAAGGTTTTTTAAGCGGATATGTTGACGTAATCAATAACAAAACCGGCGAAATATACGACTCTAAGGAATTTCCAAAGCTTTCTCAGGCAACAATCACTAATTACCTGGCTAAATGGACCAATAAAGCGGGTACCCATACGCTACGCAGCGGCGACAGTCAACTCTGGATGTCTAAATTCAAGCCTTACCATAGCATGAAACGCCCTGAATTTGCCGGTTCGATTATATCAGTGGATGACAGGCAGCCTCCTTTCTGGTACGAAAAAGGAAAACGTGTTTGGATGTACGGCGGTATTGATCTCGGAAGCGGAGCTATTACAACATGGGTTTTCGGTAAAACAAAAGATAGCCTGATCCTTGAATTTTACCGCCAGATGGTTCGCAACTATACCGAGTGGGGTTTAAGCCTTCCTTACGAGCTTGAAGGAGAAATGAGCGGAAACAGCCAATTCCTGAATTCGTTTTTGGCTGATGGTAATATGTTTCAGAAAACACACATTGCCGCCAACGTTGCCCGCGCAAAGCGAATTGAACCTTACTGGAAACCCCTCAGGTATGGTACTGAAAAGAAACGTGAAGGATGGATCGCACGTCCGAAAGCATTGTCAGAATCAAACCAGGCAGGACCTGAAAAACATCAGATCATACCTTACGATAATATTATAGACGATTGCCTGATTGATATTGAAAACTGGAACAATGCTCCGCACCCGGTAATTAAAGATAAAACCTGCTGGGAGGTATTGACCGAGATGCAACACCCAAACATGACTCCAACCAATTGGCGGGCTTTCCTTCCATCGTTGGGATTCAAAACACAAACCTCATGCAATACCGGGATTATTAAGCTGAACAATACTGAATGTCTGATTGGCGAAAACGGTGAGATCGCATTTAGCGACCGGCTGATTAGCCTCATGGCTCAGGTTGAAGGGAAAGATCTGGACATATATTGGCTCGACGGAAATGACGGCAAGGTATTAAAAGCATTGGTCTACTTACGCGGAACCGACCGCTGCGTGTGCGAAGCTATTTCGAAACCGGTTTATCACCGAGCCAAACTTGAACAAACTGAAACCGATCTGGAAGCTCGCGAGCAAATGAGCAAATATGTGGCTTCAGTAAACGGGTTTATCAACTCTAAAAGCAAATCGATTGATCCGGTCACAGTGATCGACAACATTCCAACAACGCTAAACAACAAATTCAAAATATCCGGATTGCGCCGCACCGTTACCGAGCGAATCGTTCCGGTTGAAGTGCTCGACAATCCGGATTTGAATGATGACGATTTAAATTTCATTTCAACGCCTTTTAATAAAGGTTTATACGACCGATTTTAACACCAAAAACAAACCAAATGGCTATTACACTTACACAGGATTTCAAATTAAAGATCATCGACGCAATGATCGAACGCCGCGAATTGTACGATGGTACCGATGGCGCGTTTGCCAAATCGCTCGGAATTTCGGCGGCTGTTTACTCGCGCCTCCACAAAGGCGAACACATGGGACTACTGAAAACGACCCAGTGGATCATGATGGCTCAATTCTTAGGGATTACCATTGAAGACCGCAAATGGAATGTCGCCCGTACCGACGTGTTCAACATGATTGAGGAGGATGTCCAGTTTTGTAAGGCTTATGCAAAAGCAAAAATATGTGTCGATGACTGCGGTATCGGCAAAACCTTCACGGCTAAATACCTAAGCCGGACAATGAAAAACTGCTTTTATGTGGATGCTTCTCAGGCCAAAACACGCCAGGCATTTATCAGGCTTTTAGCAAAAACAGTTGGTGGCGAAAGCAAAGGCCAATACTTCACAGTAAAAGAAACCCTCAAATTTTACCTGAAGAGCATTAATCACCCGGTTGTAATTATCGACGAAGCCGGTGACCTCGAATACGAAGCCTTTTTGGAACTTAAGGAGCTCTGGAACGCCACCGAGAATTATTGCGGATGGTATATGATGGGAGCCGATGGTTTACGCGCCAAAATAGAGCGTGGAATTGCCAATAAAAAGGTTGGTTTTGCAGAGATCTTCTCGCGGTACTCCGACAAATTCTCGAAGGTCGTTCCAATTGGTCGAGAAGATAAAATCAGATTTTACAAAAAACTTATTGCTGATGTTCTGGAAGCAAATGGATGTGAGCCAGACAAGATTAATCAAATAGTGCTTAAGTGCATGGTTAATGTAGCAAGCAATAAAGATTTTAATAGAAAATCAAGGCCAGGGATCGAGGATCAGATTGGCGGACTTCGCCGCGCTGAAAGTCTATTGATTTTAAGCAAGGAGGTTGAAGCATGAAAAAGATACATTTTGAAGATCGTGGACAGGATTTCCTTTGGTGGACTATTGATGAAGAAAACAACGTGGTTGATTGCGGTCCATTTCAGTCGTCTGTATGGGTTGGATGTTGGGTTGTCGACAGTTCAATAATGATAGGGGAAAAACCAAGATTCTTAACCCAATCAGATGAACCAATGACATTGAATTACGCAATTGAAAAAATTGAACAATTAAAGGAGGCAGCATGAAACGAATAATCCAAAAAGCAAAAGAGCTAATCGCAGATATTGAAAAGGAAGTTGAGAGCCGCGAGAAATTTTATGCAGCACGTGCAAAATCGTGGCAGGCATCGGAGAAAGTAAAATACCTCGAAGAAACCGAACGGCTCAGCGAAATGCTCAACCAACTAAACGATTCTATTTGTGAACTGACTGAAAACATCTAGCGCATGACGCGATCTCTTACCGCCCGCAACCTTTTCGAAAAGCGCATAGGCAAAACAGTCCGCTTAGATAGCGAGCTACTAACCAAAGCGATTGGAGAGGCTGAAATGAAAGGATGCTGGCTGATTTTTGGCTCTGAGAAAAACGGAAAAACATGGTTCACGCTCCAACTGGCAAAGGCAATGGCATATTACGATAAGGTTGCCTACATCAGCGCAGAGGAAGGAACGGATCTAAGCTTCCGGAAAGCATGTGAAAGAGCCGGAATAAACGCATCTGATAAGATACTTTTTGACGAGTATTTAAGCCTCGAAGAAATTATCGAAAAGTTCTCAAAGCCAAAATCGGCAAACATTATAATCATCGACAACATGACCATATACCCTGATGAATTCAAAGCAATGGCCGTCCGTGATTTTATCAACTCGTTCCCTAAAAAACTGATCATTTTCGTCGCGCACGAAGAGCGAAAATTACCCTATCCGGCATGTGCCCGAATGGCCTCCAAGCTGGCTAAGGTAATTATCACGGTTAAGGGCTTAAAAGCTTTTGTTGTTAGCCGTTTCTCCGAGGGCGGTTCGATTGAGATCAACGACGAAATGAGTGAAATGTACTGGGGTGATAATTAAAAAATTGAAAAATATGAAAACAACAACCGACTTACAACACGCTCTCCTGGTTAAGCGATATCATACGCTGGCCACCAAGCTAGGTCTTGGAAAAGAGGACAAAGCCGCTATTATGGAATCCTACGGCGTTAGAAGTTCACTAGATCTTTCGGTCGACGAGCTTACCGAACTGTGTGCGGCCCTTGAAAAGGACAATACCCCGAAAGCTCCTGTCCTGGATAAATTAAGAAAGCAAGTTATGGCCTCAATCGGCGGTTGGCTGGCAACAATCAGTCAGGAGTCTGACGCGCAGCGCATCAAAGCAATTGCATGTCGTGCAACCGGCCACCGGAGGTTTAACGATATCCCTGCCGAGCGCCTACGGAATATCTATCACACCTTTTTAAATAAGCAAAAGGATTTTAAGGCTGTCAACGAGTTGGCCGCTGAAGAACTTGAAATACTATCATTTCTAAACTAATGTACAGACGCGATTAATCGTGTCTCTAACAAATAACCTATGGCATACAACCGGCGGCATTTTCTTGAAAGGGTCCTAGAAATACAAAAAATCGTGAAGGAAGAAAAAAAGCACGGCAAATCTCAAAAGTGGATTTTTGAAAACCTGATCGAAAAGCAATATCACATGTGTGCATCAACTTTTAACAACTACATGTGCATCAATGCCAAACGGGAACTTGCCAAACTAGACGAAAAAGAATCATTAACAGTAATTAATCAATAAATAATTAAAAATGGAAACTGCATCAGCAACAAAACAAACAATCGATTTATCACAGGTATCGGCTGCCGAACTGGAAGCCCTATTGGAACAAAAGCGGGCGGAAGAGCACACGAATAAGATGAACAGGCGTGCCGCTTATGAAGGAATACGCGCCGACGTAGTTCTGCACATTGAGCAAAAGGTTAGACAGGTAACCTCTGACGTAATGGGGCTGTTCGCCTTTGTGAGCGAAGAAACAGAAGCCTTTTATGAGGTAATGAAGGAATACGGAATGCTCCGGATCGAGGGACAAATGAGTTATACCCTTCAGGAAGAAAACTTCAAGATTGAAGTAAAAACCAATAAGGTTAAGAAGTTTGACGAACGCGCTGATGTGGCCGCCTCGCGCCTGATCGAATTCCTACGCGCATGGATCGGATCAAAAGAAAAAGGAACTGAGGACCCAATGTACCAGCTGGCAATGACCTTGATTGAGCGCAACAAATACGGTGACCTGGATTATAAGTCGATCTCAAAATTATACGATCTGGAAGAGAACTTCAACGATCCGGACTATTCGGCAATCATGGCACTCTTCCGCGAATCGCACCTGGTTGAAACTACCGCGACAAACTTTTACTTCTGGCAAAAGAATGCCCTTGGAGTTTGGACTAAACTGGAACCAAGCTTTAACCGGCTTTGAGGTGCGGTCGGTGTGCCCAGACGTTAAACGGGCAATATTGGTCTCTGAAGAAAAGGGAACACGGGTGGCTGCAAGATAAGCCTCATGCCTGAACGAAGTAATTAGGGCAAAGGAGTATGAGGTTTTAACGCCTCATGCTCCCCAATGGCATAAGCCAGAAACAACAAACAATTCCTATTATGCAAAAATGGTTTAAATGTGTAGTCAATTACCTTAAGATTGACGATGACGGGAGGGAACGCAAAGTTAGCGAAGCCTACCTGATTGATGCGGTAACTTATGCCGATGCTGAAGCTCGCATTATTTCACAAGTGGCAACAATGGTTCGCGGTGAGTTTGTCGTTAAACAAATTACTCAAACAAACATCGTCGAGATCTTCCCGAATGAAGTTGGCGGATGTTTCTACACGGGCAAAATCAGCATTGTTGCGATTGACGAAAAAGCCGGAAAAGAAAAGAAGATCAACGAATCGTTCCTGATCGAGGCTCAGGACTTTAAACACGCTTTAAAAGCCTTTGAAACCGGATTGAGTTATATCCTGGTGCCGTTCGAAATTACCTCTCTCTCAGTCAGCAACATCGTTGACGTGTTCCCATACTTCGAATCAGATAAAGGCGAATAAGATGGAAAAGGAAGTATTGCGTTCACAGTACGACGGTAAAAAGTCGAAATGGCGAATCGCTAAGAAAACCAACTCCGGAGCCGGTGGATGGAAGTCATTCGGGTCGGGGGCTATTTACGCTACCCAATCAGAAGCCGATCAGAAAATTGACTTCTTAATTGAGCAAGGCCCACAAATGTATAAACGCGAATAATATGGAAGATTTCACCGCCAAAGTTGCCGAAATGCGAAGGCTTCAGAAAGAATACTTCCGTGGCCGCGACAAATACATTCTCATGGAGTGCAAGAAAGCTGAAAGCGAAATCGACGATATTCTCTCAAACAATCAGCAGCCGGTTAAACCGGTCGTTGCAGATGCAAAACAGCCAACATTATTCTAATATCATTAAATCAAAATTATGAGTTTAACACTTCAAAAATCAACAGCAAAAAAGATCTATCCGGATTCACCGGATTGGTTTAGAGAGCTACTGGAGGAAAACTTCGGTAAAGACTTATTCAAGAAACGAAGCTTTGAGGATATTAAAACTTTCGAAGATGCTTGTGATGAATTGGGCGTTCATCCGGCAACTGTGTACAATCAAAATGACACCCCGGATGAAGTCGCTTATAAAAAGCTAAAGATTGTAATCAAAGCAATTAACCAGGGCTGGGTTCCAGATTGGACCAATAGCAGCCAGCCAAAGTACTGGCCGTGGTTTAATTTGTCTTCGGGTTCCGGTTTTTCGTTCTCGCTTTCGGGTTACCGCTACGTGGGTACGTTTGTCGGTTCGCGCCTTTGCTTCGAGTCTGAGGCAAAGAGCAACTATGCTGCAAAGCAATTCAGTGATTTATACAAACAATTTTTAACCATTCAAGAGTAAAAAAATGACAACAAAAAACAAAAATGAAAAGGATGAAGCTGTAAAGTTTGATTTCAGAACAATCAAAACTTTCGAAGACGCCTGTAAGGCAATTCGTATTACAACCACACTTCCGGACGTATCATTATTAATGGACGCCGATTTGCATAAACCGCTCATTTCAGCCTATAAATTAATGGTCATCTATAAAGCAATCAATAATGGCTGGGTGCCCGATTGGAGCAATGATGATCAAAAGAAATGGTTCCCCTGGTTTGGGGTTTTGTCTTCGGGTTCCGGTTTTTCGCGCTCGGGTTCGGGTTACCACTGCGAGATTACGACTGTCGGTTCGCGCCTTTGCACCGATTCATCGGAAAAGGCCAGATACATCGCCGAGCAATTTGAGGCAGAGTACGTCGATTACTTTTTGTATTCAGAATAAATAAATACGGTTGTATGCTGCATGTGCTGTCAGTTTTGTCTTCAGGTTCCAGTTTTTCGAACTCGAATTCGAATTACAACTACGAGAATACGAATGTCAGTTCGCACCTATGTTTTTTTCGCAGCATAAACCTTGCCCGCACGGCAAAAAACAAATCACTTTCAAGGGCGTTGGTACCCGCCAATTGGTAGGGAAAACGATCTTTAAAAAGCAAAGGCAAAATGAAAAGATTCAACAACCTGTATGAGCGCATCTATAGCATTGAGAACCTTGAACTGGCAGACTCAATTGCCCGGAAAGGGAAGTCGAAGCAACCAGGAGTAATTGCTCACGACCAGAACCGTGAGGCAAATATTCAGCAGCTGCACGAAATGTTGGTGGGTAGAACCTACCGCACGTCAGAATATACAACCTTCACAATCCTCGAACCGAAAGAGCGGATCATCTTCCGGTTGCCTTATTTTCCCGACCGGATCTTGCATCATGCTGTAATGAATGTGCTGGAACCGCTGTTTGTCTCAACTTTTACAGCTGACACATATAGCTGTATCAAAAAAAAAGGTATTCATGCCGCTGCAAAGGCAGTTAAACGGGCTTTAAATGATATTGAAAACACCAGCTATTGTTTGAAGCTGGATGTTAAGAAGTTCTATCCATCGGTCGATCATGCCACCTTAAAGCGGTTATTGCGCCGGAAAATTAAGGACAATGACCTGTTGTGGCTGTTGGATGAGATCATAGACAGCACGTCGGGGCTTCCGATTGGCAACTATCTCAGCCAATATTTCGCAAATTTCTATCTCACTTATTTCGATCACTGGATCAAGGAAGAAAAGCAGGTGCGTTACTATTTCCGCTATGCTGACGATTTGGTGATATTTTCCGACAATAAGCCCTATTTACACCAATTACGCGCTGAAATCACTACATACCTTCAGGATAACCTGAAGCTGACAGTTAAGGGAAATTATCAGGTATTTCCGGTCGAAATGCGGGGAGTCGATTTTGTTGGATATGTATTTTATCACACTCACACACTTCTACGAAAAACAATCAAAAAGAATTTTGCACGAATGCTGAAGAAAAATAGAAATGCAAAGTCGATAGCCAGCTATAACGGCTGGGCCAAACATTGCAATAGTAAAAACCTAATGAAAAAATTACTGCATGAAGCGGTTTAGCGAATTAAATATAAAAGCTCTGGAGCGCGGTTTTGAGGGCGAGAAAATAAAGATTTCGAAGGTTCTAAACCGGGAGATTACGATTCACCGCTTCAAGCTCGAAGACTCAAAGGTTTTCAAAAAAAGCGGTGATGAAAAGTGCCTGCACCTTGAGGTTTCAATTGAAGAAAAAAGGCACGTTCTTTTTACCGGATCAACCGGTCTGATCGAATCGATTAAACAGGTCCCGGCTGACTGCTTCCCTTTCTTAACTACAATTATTGAAGAAAACGACCGATTTAAATTTACTTAAAACAAACACCATGCTAAAAGCGACTGACAAACAAAGAAGCAGAGGAACCAACGATATGAAAGTTCGTGGTTTGGCTCACCAGATATGTAAGTTGTGGGACGATCTTGAAAATTTTGAACGGGTCTTCAAGCTTCGTATCGATAAGTTCCCAAGACTCAATACCCAGATTGCCGGTAACTGTTACCGACTGGTTAAACCAAACGATACCACAATTGAGGTTTGGCATAAGAACTCTGAAGGAGACCAGGACCGGTTATTAGTTGAAGTGGTTTTTGAACCTGAAGAAATATTTTGGCCATGAAAGCAATCCTTCTATTTATTGCATGGCTGGCATTTTGTGCCATTGTATTCATGTTTAACTATGGTGCGCACCGTAAAAAAAACGAACAGAATGATTATAGCAATTGACTTTGACGGTACGATAGCTGCCGATTGTTACCCTGAAATTGGTGAGCCATTGTTTGGAGCAATTGAGGCGATCCTTAAGCTAAAAGAAAACGGCAACCAGATTATATTATGGACGTGCCGTGAAGACTTACCGAATCGGAAGTATCTCACTGAAGCGGTCGAGTTTTGCAGGTCTCACGGCCTTGAATTTGACGCAGTGAACGAAAGCACTCCCGACAACCCTTTTAAACACCTGGGCAAAAGCCGGAAGGTATACGCAGATTTCTACATCGACGATAAATCATTGCTACCCACATGGGAAGCATACTTTAACTAGTAGATATGAAAAAGATATTAAACGCTTTTAGGTGCCTGAGCCTTGTCGAAGGCAATCACGAACTATGGCACCAATGTATCAAATGTGGCCGATGGTTCGACCGCCGACTACATGGCGACAACTGCCCTGATTGTGGAACCAACGTAAACGCAATGCCATGAAAGACCAGACTCCACGCTACCGCCGTTTAGATCTGATTAACTCGATGAAAGACGGAGAGCAGACCCGCATCGCACGGATCGTTAAATGTTCAAGGGGTCACGTATCCGGGGTGTTAAACGGCACGCGAAACCAATCCAACGATTTAGGAATAAACATCATTCGCCTGGCAGAACACGCCGCTGCAATGGAACTCGGAAAACGTTCGCTGGCATCGTTTAAAAAGATTCGCAGATAGTTTTAATTTTATATATTTGACAATAAAAAAAACAAACCAACATGAAAAAGCTAATTTTTATTCTTTCAGTTGCGCTATTAACGGCTTGCAGTGCTACTACCTACCAAATGAAAACTACTACGGTAAGTTTCGAAGATTACAGCCGCAACGGGTTCCTGATTACCACCAGCTCTATTGGTACAGCGTATCAATCGCTCGGAATTGTAAGTGCCGACTGCCAGCCTGGGTTAATTGCCAAGGCAGAGAAGCCGGTTAAGGCTGATAAGAGCGACGATATATACGGTGCTTCGCCCGTGAAGCATACGGGGCAATATGGCGACTGCAACAAAGCCGATTTGATTGACGCGCTCTATATTCAGGCTGTTGAATTGAAAGCCAGTGGGCTGATCGATGTTAAGTTTCAGGATTATTCATACGGATCAATAGTTTATCATTCGGCAACCGGATTGGCAGTTAAAATAAAATAGACTACAAAAATACAAGTAAAAGGCGGTCGCATTGCCCGCCTTTTTTTATTACCAGCTATCCTTAAGATTTATTATCGCCCTGTTGAAAACAAAATACTCTGTTTGCTTTTGATATCACCGTTCAATTCATTTATTTCGTATCGACTGTTACTTTTTACTTGAATACTCACCTCTTCTGGCAAAAACATAGCCGGTGGAGTGCCACACCCGTAAGGATGGCGACTTGGTGGGTATTCCCAAAAAGTGACAGTCAACTCCATCGGTCTTTGTTTAAAAACCATAACCTCATCCCAAATGAATCAAGCGAGTAAAGTTGAAAGAACGGCGGTTGAAGAGCTGCTTCAGGAGGACTCACCCGAAGGCTATTATGAGACATTAAGCACGTTTTACGAAGCTTATGTCAGTTCTCCACATTGCGACGGAAGCACAGGTGAACAACGGCTGCAAGTATTGAAAGATTTCAAGTCGCTCCGCCGTTTTTTGTGGCGAATTAAGCAAGAGCGGAAGATCAATAGGCATCCAAAAGAATCAGTTTGGATTAAATAAATTGGCACTACGCCTCCTCCTCAAACGTAGTTTCCCACACCTGAATAATTACCTTTAGGTTATCCTCCCGTTTTTCGGTGATTTGCGACATGCGGCTAAACGATCCAACTTCGGTATCGCTCCAACCCTGAAAGGCCGAGTAACAGGCCGAAACCACATCGAACATCGCCAGGGCTTTATCCCGTACCAAGGTAGGAGCTGCGCCGCTGGTTATACCGGCTGGTTCAAATGCCAGGCGAACGGTAACCCGTGCGGTGCATTGCTGTAAAGTGTCGCCAAGATCTTCGCATTGCGGATACTCAACGTCGATTAGTGCGCAGGGAAATGCCACCGGTGGCCGTGTCTCAAAAAATTCCAACTGGCCAGCTTCAGCATCAATCCATTTCAACGCGGTTACGGTTTTCAACCGCGCCACAGTTTTTAAATAAATGTCTTTCATGGTTATAATTATTCGTTTAATAAACCCTTTATTCGTTCCAGAATTTTCACGTTAAGCTTTTGGCTATGCCCCATAAACTGCCGCTTGGGGATAGTAATGTCAAGCTGAGTTTTCTTTGTTAATGCCAGGCTTTTGTAAAAATTAATTGTACTGCCTTTGCCCGCGTTAAAACTTGACTTTTTTATACCTTTTTCCGTTGCCGATTTCAGACTAGATCCTCCGGCTGCATAATAGTTAGCCCACGCCCACTTTCGCATGGCGGGAGTAACTTTAGGGTGTAGCTCCCCGCCCTCATTATGAATCTTAGCATACGGTACTTTATCATTACCGGCACTAATCACCACCCGGTTAAACGCCACCACACTTGGCCGAATCAAATTCACCAGCTTCGAGGATCTGACCAGCAGCGTTCCTTTTCTCACTATCCGCTTCGTTTGTGGCCATGCCGATCCATCCCACTCCTTTGTCCGGAACCGATCTTTAAAGTATTCGGTAGCTGTTTCAGCGACAATATTTGGAACTTTCGTTCGTATTTTTAATTCGAGCGAAGCGATAAATGAATTTAAATCAGCGTATCTCATTCGATATATTTTCGTACATTTGTATTGAAGTCAAGCGGGAGCGGTTAAAGCTAAGGCCAACACCTAGTGGGCGATGGGGGCAAAGGCGGCTGCTTCGGACAGCGTTCCCAACTGATTAACCCGCAAAAAGCCGATTTATTCGGCTTTTTTTATGAGTAAACCCCCACGGTACTTCCGGATTACTTTCTTTTTCAAGGCCAGCTCAAACCACGAATGAACCGTTGAAATATTCCCATTCTCAACCTTACACCAAACAACTACCGTTTTGTCGTTGTAGAACTTCAGCAAATACAGGTCGTTTAATCCTACCCCATTTAACCACACCTCATTAGGCTTAACTAATACCTCTTTCATGGCATCGAGTAAAAGCACCCTATCTGACTTGTTACCTGTGGTGTGATACTTAAAGTTTTCTTCAGTTAAAGCGACGTGCCGGTTGTTATAATCTTTCAGAATCAAGTCACCGGAATTTTTGCTCTGGCTATTAAACCATGCCTCGGCTTCGCCAACGTATTTGTTGGCCGGGTTTGCCGCTGTTTTCATTTCGGTTGAAATGCCGCTTAAACCGTAGTCGGTATAGTCGAGTTTGGTAATATGTTTTACCTCATCTGTGATTATTCCTTTCGAGCTCGCACCAGGAAACCGTTTGATATACATCTGATCGGCTGTAAAAACCTGTTTTTGTTCGGCCCTGTTTACACCCCATCCCTGCGCTTTAGCTTTTTCAAACTCCGGAGTACTGATATATTCGTTTGCCTTTTGCCGCTCATCGGCATAACTTATGTTTTTGGATTCACTTTTAGTTCGGCCAACTATATAGCATCTGCAATTCCAGTCGTTTGGCGGCATGATCCTATTCCACAACGGATCATTGTACGGAAGAGTTAACCCGTTTAGTGCCGCGTGTGAAACCCTGACATGATTATCATCCTGAGTTTTATACTCCCATGCCGGAAATATGTCCGACTGATCCTTTAGCCGGTAATAGGTAGCTGAGCTTTCGGCAGTCAAATAAGCTGTATTGTATTCCGTTTCAGCCCAGGTCTTATTAAACAGATCGTGTTTAACCGATGCCGCCTTTACAAACTCATCAAAGCTTTTTGATTCCCGGAATATTGAATTCAACTCCTGGCACTCGGCCAACGTTTTTGCCGCGCTGAAATGGAATAGGTTTAGCTCCATGGCTGTTTGCGCAACCTCTGAAGTATAGCCATAACTAAACCCAATGTCGGCAAGCTTAACCGCGTCGTTCTTCCAACCTTCACGGAATTTTTCGATCAGGTTGCTGCTGATGTGATTAAACAGTTGGATATCAAAATAAGGCTTACTGTCGTAAACCCGTTTTAAAAAATCTGTATCGCTAAATTCGCCAGTATCGGATAATTCAACCGATGTGCGGCGATTTCCATTCATAGCCCCTCTCCCTGGGGCCGCTACGAAAAAATCAAAGAACCTTTCCCAAAAATATTTTTGATCGCGCACTTCCATTGCGCCATGATCAATTATTGGATCATCTGCAAGCTTTACAGGTTTGGCTGGATCAGTAACTTTCCCTTTTGGTTTTGTTGCGGGTGGGGTTTTATCCCCTCCTTTCGGCGGCTCGGTGGCTGAGCCTGACGAAGCCGTCGAAGCCCGTGCAATTTCCTCACCGTTTTCGGGTACCGGAATTGAATATTTATCGTGAAGGTAACTGGCCGGTATTTCAATCAATTCAGATAGCGAAACGATATCGTCAACGGTTAACTCTATGGCCGATTCAGGAAATACAAATTTTCCACCTTTTACCGGGTAGCCGCGTTTTTCGAGCAATGGCACAACCATGCGGTTGAGAATGCGGCGTACATAGCGCATATCGCTTTTATTCTTTCCCTCTTCTACCTCTTTGTGGGTTTCGCTCTGGCTCTTGCTAGATCCGTCAAGGGTAGTCATTGTTTGCCCTAAAATGGTAATCAGTAACTCCTCGTTACAGGCTTTGCGGAAATCGTTGTGCGCTCCGGATGAACTTCCGGTACCGGTATTGTTCACCGTTTCAACCTCAGTTTCTTTCGGGATCACGATCCAAGGAGCTGATCCGGCTTGTTCCATGGCCGCAACCAAGGTCTGGCGGCTTTCCGGATCATAACTCGAGTACTTACCCACCCGCTGCGGCATACCAAACAGCTCGAGCCATTGGGCATAGTCTCCAAACCCGCCACGTTTCCAGATAGCATAAGGTGCCGTCTTCAGGAATAAACCAAACTGCGCCGGGCGACCTAAGACCAGAATCATATCATCAGCTGAATAGTCGATGCCTTTTTCATCGTACTCGTTAATCAGAATGCTTTTATTATCCAGGTTAATGTGTTTAAATGGCAGTGGTGTAAACCCGAACTCCTCAGCAAAGGTAAATTCACCGGCAGCCCTTCCCCAGAAACGGGATTGCATAATTGTAGTAAGTAACTCTTCGAAAGCCGGGGTGTCGATCAGATCAGTGATCTCCGGAACATCCTTGCCGTTGGCATCCTGAAACGTGATTGGCGAGTTGGTCACTGCACTGATCCGTTTATCAACAGCATCGGCCAGAACGCCGTCGATCAGTAAATCTTCGTACAGATCGAAAAGCAATTTCATGCGACCCATGTCGGCACTCTGCATGGCCGTGCGCCACTGGCCAACGTCAGACGTTTTGCGCTGTGGCGGTTTGATTACCAGCTGCGAAATAATCGGCTGCATAGGCCGCTTTTTAACTTCTTGTTTCATGATTTATTTAAAAATGTTGATTGCGTTTTTCGTTACCTCCAAACTGAATAACTGCGGCTGTTTCGCCCTCGACGGTTACCACCGGAAGATCAGGAGTGATATTTCCTTTTTGAACATCCTTTAGCCAGGCGATTGCACGTTCATACCGATCCTGTCTCAGTTTCATGTCTGAGCCGGCATTGCATAGGTTGATCAGGTGCCAGGCCGCAATATCTTTCACGAAAGTTAAAAGCAGCGCATTGCGCGCATCGGCTACTGCTGCAAAAATGGCAGTCTTATCGAATGCGCCCAGATAACCCTTAGCCTCCTGGGTAGCTGCATCGATGGCAGCAACGACGAGCGTATCGTCTTCCCTGGTGATCACATCTATATTTTCAGCATACAGGTGTGTCTTTAGTTCCTCTTGTGTTAAAAAACTCATATTATGCTGTTTTTAAATGTTTATAAACGATGTCGGTTGCCGTGTCGTAAAAACAAAAAGGTTTCATAGAGGTACTATTCACCTGCCACCCAAACTCCCCGGTGTGCTTTCTTAACTGAAGATCCTGGCGGGTTAATGCCTGGTATTCATTTTTCAGGAAATACACCCGGTAATGCTTCCCAGTTTTAATGTGCAACGCCTTTGCCTTTTTAATAGCCTTGTTCTTTGCTGCATCGCGACCTTTAAACCGGATGTAAAGACCAATGAAATACCCTTTAAATTTTTCTCTCATACTAGAATCGTTTTTTATAATTTGGTTTGTTTCTACCTATCTTAAAGCTGTCGGGCAGCAATGCGGCAAGCTTCTGGTTGATGATCCATACACCTCCCTCAATACCATCGGGTCCGTCAGCCGGTGCCGAAAGCCTTGGATTAACCAAAAGGAATTGCTCTTCGAGGCGTTTCATGTGAGGGTTGCTTCGCTCAGCTTCGTTAAGGATAAGTTTACCCAAGCGGTTCAATGGTTCAAGGTTTCCCTCAATACGGCTGAACTTGTCAGGCTTTGCCCTGGTATCCGGAACAATACCGATCACCCCTTTCTCCTTGGCCTTTTCGGTAAATAGCGGGATAAACACCTGCTCAAAGAATGGATCTTGAAGCTTATTGTTCTCGATGAAATTATACACCTGAGTTTTATCACTGGCATAATCCTTCAGGTTGTAATACCAGTTGATAAACTCGGAGTTGACTACATGGTCGAGGAACCCGGTCAGCACATAAAAAATACCTTCAAAAAATCCAATCAGGAAGATTGATTTATAACTGCCCTTACCATTGGTTGAGTTAGATGGAGCCGGGTCGCCATATGCTACCAGGAACTTGAATTTTGAAATAGGTGGCACCTTGCCCCAGCGCATTTCCTTAAATATATCGCCGTTACTGATTGGGTTATTGAAATACTCTTTTTCGGCACTGGCTGTTGAGATCATCGAGAGGATCTTGTCAATATCAGCCTCTGAATTCTTCTCCGGCCAGCTTGATTTACCGTTTTTATCCCGGATATTGATCACATCTACATGATCGGCCTTTTGGATTGCCCTAGTGATGCAACAATCGCGCGCAATGATGTTTCCGTTGAAAAGTATCCGATAATTTCCTGAGACCGAAACTGTTGGGATCAAAGCCTGCTCAATCCAGTTCCACTTCTTCTCAATCCGCTCCGGGTTTCGGGTTTCTTCGTCGGTATCGATATCGTCTATCAGGATGAAGTCCGGACGGTAACTTTCGTTGCGGGTTCCGCGTGGACTCTGGCCCGCTCCCAATGATCGGAAAGCACAGCCCGACATTAATGTGAACTCGCCTATTTCCCAGCTGCCCGGTTTTTCTTGTGGGCCGTAGTCGTTAAGGATACGCTGATTGCACTCGAAATTAACCATAAAAGGCATTAACAACCTTTCGGCATTATCACCGCTGTTAGATATCAGCAAAACATTTTTGATCTGTCCGGTTAGTGCCAGCTTGGTAACTTCCATCATAGCCCGTGCCGATTTGGCGAGCTCGCGGCTCCACGCCCTTACTTCATACCAGCGTTTATTTTTAAACAATCGTTTTGTAGCCCTTTTATGAAAGGGTGCCGGTGAGCTTTTGTAGTATGTCGGGAAATAATAAGCAAACCACGCTTCGTCATCAGCTTCTAATTTGGCAATGCGCAAAAGTTTGTCAGCATGCGACTCGTTGGTGTCAACAATAGTCGCCTCCATGATGCCCTTTTTAAAAGCATCCCAATCGGTCAGGGCAAACCGTTCATCGGGTTTCAGTCTTTTTACCATTACCTCAGATTGTCTTTAATAAAAGCATCGAAAAGCGGTGTAAACTCCTGGGCTTTCTTTAGGTCGAATTTCCGAATCCAATCGATAAACTTTTTGCCGACTGATACGATATCGCTCACGCCAACATCGGTTTCCATCTTATCAATGGCATTTGCCAATTTACAAATCAGGTCAGCCTCGGCTGATGTTGCAAACCTCCGTTCCGGACGCGAGGCTATTTCTTCATTGATAGCAGACAATTGCCTGTATAGGTTTTTTAATTGCTCCTCTTTGGTAATGGTGATAGAAACCTTCAAGCTATCCCAGCCGTCGGCTCCCGCCCACTTACTGATGGTTACCTCTGAAACTCCTACCCGCTGTGCAACTTCTTTTTGCGTAAGGCATTCGTGCAGGAAAAGCATTCTTGCCAGATCGCGCTTTTGTTCAGCTTCCTTTTTTGTCATAACTGTATTTTGCCCGAAATCTACAATTAAACCGCGCGAAAAGTGACTAGCATATTAACCGTTAAAAGATTAATTCTAAGGCTTAATATGTATTTAGGTTGAAGTAAAAGTTTAATGTTATTTCGGTTCAAAATAACCAGCGAAATGTCCAAGAAATCATTTGTACTACACGACGAGTCGAAAAACACGAAGGGGTTTAAGATGCTCACCTCCGGGGCAAACCTCGACGAGTTCAAAAAGAACCCGGTCATGTTGCTTATGCACAATGATTGGGATATGCCTATTGGCCGCTGGGAAAATATCAGAGTTGAAGGGACTCAGATTTTAGCCGATCCGGTATTTGATGAATTAGACGAAAAGGCCGCCAAAATTAAAGGTAAGGTTGACCGTGATTTTGTTCGGATGGCTTCCGTCGGTTCGTGGGCTCCTGAGGCAATTGAATACGAACCAGATCCGGAAAGACCGGGTGAAACTATAGCCGTGGTTACTAAATGGACTGTTCGCGAAGCTTCAATTGTGCCTATCGGATCAAATCACAATGCCATGTATTTCTATGATCGTGAATCGGGTAAGCCTGTTGACGTTGCAGACCTTCAGGAGTTGATAAAATTAATGGATACAAAAACGAATGTTACACCAAATAAAAAGAAAATGGACGGATTGAATAAGATTTTAAATCTGGCTGACACGGCTACAGATGCCGAACGTGAAGCCGCAATTCAATCGATCATTGCCGACCGTGACCGCTTAAAAAGCGATAACGTGACATTGGCTGATCGTATTGACGAATTGAACATTGCCGATAAAAATAAGAAATCGGCTGAAGCTATTAACCTGATCGACACCGCAGTGAAAGACGGTCGCCTGGATGCAAAAGGCAAGGACACTTTCGTAAAACTGTTTGATCTGGATTTCGACAGTGCAAAAGCAACATTGGAAGCTATTCCAACCCGCTTAACCGTAACCGAACGCATTGCAGCCGGTAAGGAAACTACCGCCGTTGAATTGGCTGATTTGCAAAAACAGACCTGGGACGATTTGGACAAAGCAGGTAAGCTCCTGTCGTTGAAAGACAATTTTCCAGACCTGTATTCCCAAAAGTTTGAAGCCCGCTTCGGAACTAAACCAAGCATTTAAATCACATTTAAACAGAATAAGAACGATGAAACAGAAATTCTCAAGGGGTTTATCCTCTATGCTTTACAACCTGATTGTGGCCGTGTTTATCTCGCTGGCCTCGGGTTTTGGTGTTATGACCATTGTTGGTGTTGGCTTTGTTGGCAGTTTGCTAATGAATGGCGGCGGTTTACAAATGGCTATCCAGAAAGAAATCTGGATGAACAGTATTGTTGAAGGCTTGTTTGCCAACAACACATTCCTTTCTAAGGCTTTCAATGCTGATGAGTTTGTGACAAACAAAACCTGTCATATTCCGAACGCGGGTGTGCCTTCAGGAGTAACTAAAAACAGGAGCTCGTTTCCAGCTTCAGTTTCCAGCCGTATCGATGTTGATTTAACTTTCGACCTCGATGAGTACACTACCGACCCAATCAAGATCAGCAACGCCGAATCTGTTGAATTGAGCTACAACAAACGCGAGTCTGTATTGAAACAGGATAAAGCGAAGTTGATTGAAACCGTAAGCAATGACTTTATTTTTAAATGGTCCCCAGCTTCAGGCTATGTAATTCGCACAACTGGAGCGGCTGCTGTAAGCCATACTCCTTCAGCAACCGGTAACCGTAAGGCACTGGCTAAGGCTGACGTTTTGGCTGCCATGAATAAGTTCAACGGTCAGGATATTCCACAGGAAGGCCGCTACTTATTGGTCGATGCTGTAATGTACGGCCAGTTGATTGCCGACCTCACCACTCAGGAGGCTATGGCATTTCATGCCCTGGTTGATTTACCTAACGGAATTCTCGGAAAACTATACACTTTCAACGTCATGATGCGAAGCAAGTCGGGTTTATATACCTCGGCTGTAGCAGCAAAGGCGTGGACTACTGCCGGTGCCGCCGGTGATTTGGCCGCTGCTTTATGCTGGCACCAGGATGCAGTTGTTCGTGCTTTAGGAACTACCGAAGTGTACGAAAGCTTAAATAACCCGCTGTACTACGGAGATATTTATGACTTCCTGGTACGTGCCGGAGGCCGCCCACGCCGTAACGGTGTTGAAGGCTTAACCGCAATCGTTCAGGATACCGCCGCCTAGTTAACTGAAGGGCTGAAGGGCTGATTTAATCAATCCTTCAGTCCTTCAATAAATCAATCCAAGCTAAATGAAAACGTCAGCAAAAGGCATCGAATTAATTAAAAAGTCGGAAGGTTTCCGCGCAGAGGCTTACAAGTGCCCCGCCGGAGTGCTGACGATTGGCTACGGCACTACAGCCGGGGTTACTCCCGGAATGGTAGTAACAGAAGCTGAGGCCAGCGGGCTTTTAATGAAGCGGATTGCTGATATCGAACACGAGTTGTATGGATTGAATCTGAAAATTCGTCAGCCGCAATATGATGCACTGGTTGATTTCATTTATAACGTTGGTCTTGGAGCTTTTCTCCGTTCTGGCTTATTGGTCATGATCAGGGTTAATCCTGATTCTCCTAATATTCCGACAGAGTTCCGGAAATGGAAGTTTGTTTCAGGAAATACAAGCCAGGGCTTGATTAACCGTCGCGAAGCTGAAATAAGGCTTTATCAATCGTTAACCTAAAAGGAAATGATGGCTTACAGCTGGATAGACGTGGTTTCGATAGCACTTAATTTGATTTTTGGCGGTGGTTTTATCATCACTTTACTAACGCTCCGGGCACAACGAAAAAAGGCGGGTGCCGAGGCTAAAGGAGCCGAGGCAACAGCCGAAAGTACTGAACTGGACAATGTAGAGAAAGCAATTAAGATCTGGCGGGAGATGGCCGAAAACCTGAAAACGCAAAGGGATGAAGCCATTGCAAGCTTTAGCGAAGTCTCGAAACAGGTTGAAGCCCTCAGGAGAGACGTTAAAAAACTGAATTGTACCAATCAAAAAATACTGAAGCTATTGGATCAGATATCGCACGAGAATCTTGAACGAATGGTTAAGGAAATTAAAGACGAAATTGAAAAATCAGATGCATAAATATTTTTTCATAGGAATAGGTTTGTTTGTAATTATGTTGTCATCCTGCCGGAGCCACCGGCAGGTTGTACAGCATGATCGCATCGATAGTACCACTATCTCTTACCGCGAAGTGGAAAAAATTGTGCACATACCAGGTGATTCGGTTTCGGTTACCATGCAGGCTTCGACAAACTCAGACAGCGGAGCTCCTACGTTTGTTCCTCAGGTACAAAACATCGAAACCAAGCGGACAAAGGTCACCATTGAGCTTACTAAAACGGGTGAAATTAAAGCGACGGCTGTTAGCAAGGATCTGGAAGAAAAAGTAACCGTTCTGGAAAAAACTATAACAAAATCAAAAAGCGATATCACGGTTGTCCAGGATAAAGAGAATTTCCTTCAGAGGTTTCAAAAATCATTGCGCACTATCCTGATCACGCTTGTACTTATTGCCGCAATTTACACGGCTTTTAAATTGGGTTTCAATCCCATTTCAATAGTGAAAAATTTATTTAAAAAATCATAATCATGGCAGAAAAAAGAGCAATCGGATTATTGTCGATCGAACTTGGCGCAATTGCCGGTGACGGTGGAATAGCAACAACTTTTGCATCTCTTGGTGTAACTTACCAGGACTCGGCAGAATTGATGCAGGCTGACAATAATATCACTGAAATCTTCTCGGAAGAGAATGACGACGCTGAAGAAGTAATTGAAGTAATGGGTGGAAAAACCCTGAAGTGGTCGGTGATGAATATTGATCCTGACAACCTGGTGTTAATCCTTGGAGGAACCGCAACCGGAACCGCACCAAATAAAACGTGGGAGGCTCCTGACACTCGGTCACAGATCGAAAAATCAGTTAGGGTTAAAACCAAAACGAACCAGACTATCGACATTCCGCGCGCCAAAATCATGGCTAAAATTAACTGGAAGTTCTCTAAAAAGGGAGTTGCGCTGATCGATATCACTGCAAAAGTATTGAAGCCAACTAAGGCTGGTGTAGCATCGCTGAAGATTTATCCATCGGTTTAACGGATGGAACTGAGCGAAACCGAACGGCGTGCAGCTGAAACTATTCTCGAACGCGGGGTAAGGGTTGCACTACCCGCCCCGCGTTTTTTGCGCTTACTCGGTAAAAAGGAGATTGGAGTCACAATCAAACAGCCCAACATGGGAACGCTCCTGATGGTTAGTGAACTGTCGCTAAAAGAGGGTTTTTCATTCGATGGCATTGACTCTGGTAACCTGGACGCTGCACACGCATTAATTAGTAAGCATACCAAAACGTGCATCCGGATCGTGGCTGTAATTATCTTGGGCTCGAAGCTGAAAGTCCGTTTATTTTCCCGCTTACTAAGCCGGTGGATGCTTTGGAAGGTAACACCGCGAAGATTGTTCGATATGGTTCTGATGACAGTCACCCTGAGCGGGGTGCAGGATTTTACGAACTCTATCAGATTAATCCGGAGCATGACAGTGACGATGCCGAGGAATCTGAGTCCGCAGGATCAGGGGAGCAAAAAGGACGAACAGTAGGCCTTCATAGCCCCTGGGGAACAATTTGGAGCATTGCCGAAACAACAGGATGGACAGTCAATTACATTCTGTGGGGAATAGCCTGGATAAACATCCGGATGATGCTGGCCGATGCTCCGCGATACATAAGCGTAAAAACAAATCAGAAAAAAGAAATTACCACGGCTGAAGAGCTGGAAGAATTTTGGGGAGAAAACAACATTTAAAAAACATACACAATGGGAATATCATTTGTTAAAAACGGAGCAAACGTATTAATTAACGACGGTGTTGACGTAATGAGCGCACCAGGTAGTGCCTTTGTTCGCCCTCACCCAACCAAACCGGGTGCGATTGTAATTTCTGAAAAGGCAAACCCACAGAACGAATACGATGGCATTACTATACTTGTCTCCAGTGTGACCGCTCCAAGCTTTACCGACCGCAATGACCTGATAACTAAATTATCGACTGATTTTTTTTTTAGGGTAAGTGGGTTAACAGAAGCTGCCGCTGATTTGCGCTACCTACAGGTTTCTGAAGGTGAGCCGCTTGATATAGGAGACCTTGTAAAAGCGGACCTCCTTCACGCACTTCAAATGTTAGGCTCCGAAATAAAGGCGTTGCCAATTGGTGTATTCCAGCTTTTAGGGAGTACTTACACGCTGGTCGATGGCCGATCAATAGGTCAGCTGTTTGTCATCGACAAGGCAGTTACCATTACAGGAGCCGCTTTTGTTCAACAAACCCAAGGCAATTATACAGCAGATAACTATAATGGGTTTGCATTACTCTCGGTAAATAAAACCACTGGTGTAGCAACAAAAGTTACTGAAACCGCCGACGACGGCAATATTTGGAAAGCGGCTGCACTTGCAAAAGTCAGCAAGGCATTTCCTGCACCGGTCACATTGCAGCCAGGCGTTTACGCATTAATGGCTGTTTGGAACGCCTCAGCAACAACTCAGGCTCCTGTCGTTTACGCTCACGTAGCTATCGGAACGCAGTACAAAAAGACTTCGGGCGGAGTGCTTGACATTAGCTTTTACATCGATCCGAAAAATTCCTTTGGAGCGACTGAAAATATCAGCGCAGGTTTGGCCCTGTCGAATGTTACAGGTTTTTGGCTGTATTAAAACTGAAAGAAAATGACAGTTTATAAAGTATCTGCAAGCGATCCCGCAGCGATCTTTACTACCATAGTGGAAGTAAACGCACACGGCAATTTTTCTGCGGGAGATCAAATTTTGTTTAACAAAGGTGAAACTTTCGCAGGGACCTTGGATATCAAAGGTTCAGGAGCACCGGGCAACCCAATTGTTTACGGAGCCTATGGTGCCGGAAATCCTCCCGTTTTATCGGGTTTTCAAACGGTAACGGGTTGGTTCAGCGAGGGCGGAGGAATTTATTCTAAAATATTATATCCGGATGCTGCTCCTAATGTTTTACTAATCGATGATGTCCAAAGAACATTGGGCAGATACCCCAAAACCGGATGGCTGGCTTTCAATTCTTTCGTTACAAACCAATCAATCACTGACGATGACTTGCCGGACAGCCCTAGCTGGGACGGAGGTGAAGTCGTCATTTTTAAGAACACTTATACCATTGATCGCTGCCGGATCGACAGCCAGAATAATGGAACTCTTGCCTATACCAATTTAGGCACGACCCGAAACGTTTCAACGGGCACACAATACTTTATACAGAACCACATCAACGCATTGACTCAATATGGCGATTGGTGCTGGAAATCGTCAGAAAATAAGTTGTGCGTTTATTTTGGCGCCGTCGATCCGGCTACTAAAACAGTGAAAGTTTCGCTACTAAACAACGTTATTGCAGATTCGACAGGCGAGGATTACGTAACCATCGATGGCATTTTAGCTGAGGGAAGTATTGGGAACGCGATAAATTTTGCTTACCAGAATGATCATATATCGCTGCTTAACTGTACTGCGCGTTTTGCAGGTGGCAAGGGAATATATATATCAAAGGATTATGCCACAATACAGGGGAATTCTGTCGCCGACTGCGGGGGTGGAATTCAAGTCGGTGGTACCAATGCAACAATCAACCAGAATAATACTATTTCAAGGATTGGTTGTCTGGTAGGTCAAAACTATCAGATTCTAACAGCAATAGGGATTGATGTGGTAGGTAGCAACTCGGTGATACATAACAACCAACTCGACCGGATTGGATATATGGGTATTTATGCCGAATCAACCGCAACCATTAGCGATATCAGATATAATAAAATCGACTACCCTTGCCAGCTCGTTAACGATGCTGGAGGCATTTATATGGGACACGATCACCCTGGCACTGTAGTCGATCACAACATTGTACTTTATTCGGGAGGTAATGGCATTTATCTTGATGAATATTGCACCGGGGTTACGTGCACAAGTAATACGATTGCACACTCGGCAGGAAATGGCATCATGTTACATAAGGCTCACCAGAATACAGTGACCGATAATAACGTTTTTAATAACGCGGTAGGAATAAAGTTTACCAACTGGGATAATGTTAAAAATTTGTATGAAAATATTCTTTCTAGAAACACCTTTGTTGCTAAATCGGGTCAGATAGTGGCTAATTTAACCAACCGGTATACGGGAGATAATGAATGGGGTACCGGCAGCGGAAATTATTATTGTCGTCCGATTGACGATGGACAATCTTTTGATACGAATCTCCCAGTCGTTGGAGGAGCATTAAAGACATTCGCGCAGTGGAAAACAATAGTTAATACCGACTCTACCAGTGCCCAGTCACCCGCCGGAATCACGTCCGATGCGCAGATCCAGTTTGAATACAATTACTCATCCGCCGACGTATTGAAAGCGGTTCCCGTTGCCTCAATCGATATGGCCGGAATAAAATACGCCTCGTCGATACTTTTATCCGCTTGGAGTTCAGCTATTCTGATACCAGACCCAAGCCCCGCAGGAGGACAGAATGGTTCAGGCTTGAAAAAAGCATTCATTGCCAGCAACGGAAATTATTATTTAAACCCACTTACGGGGAAAGCCTATGTACATTAAAACCAACGATCCCATATGAGCGGCACCACCATCGGACCAGTCGATATTGAGTTTGCGCTAAAGAACCTTAACTTTCAGGCAGAGGCCGAAAAAATGAAGCAGGGCATTCGCGGGATTACTACCACTGCCCAACAGGAAGCGCAAAAGACCAACGACGTATTCAGGCAAATGGTTGCCGGCATTGGCGTTTATTTCTCTGCCACATTTGTAAAGCAATTCGCAATGGAGATAGTAAATGTCCGAGGCGAATTCCAGCAGCTTAATATTGCCTTTGAAACGATGCTTGGAAGCAAGGAAAAAGCTGACAAGCTGATGCAGGAGGCTGTGGCTTTCTCACAAAAAACACCTTTTACTCTTACCGACGTGGCCACCAATATTAAACAGCTGATGGCTATGGGTATTGCAAGCGAAAAGGTTATGGGCACTATGAAAGCTCTGGGCGATGTCGCGGCGGGTGTTTCGGTACCAATATCAAGGGTTGCTATCAATTACGGTCAGGTGGCAGTATTAGGAACATTGCAGCAACGCGAAATTAGAGATTTTGCAATGGCTGGTATCCCATTGGTTGACGAGCTCGCTAAGAACCTGGGAAAATCGAAAGAAGAAATACAGGGTATGGTTTCCGCCGGTCAGATTGGTTTTCCTGAAGTTGAAAAAGCATTTCAAACCATGAGCGGCGTAGGTGGCAAGTTCTATAACCTGATGGAGAAGCAAAACGCATCAGTGACCGGGCAAATATCGAACCTTACCGACAAATGGCAGGTTATGCTTAACTCCATTGGAGAGGCTAACGAAGGAATGATTTATGGAAGTATTTCGGGTTTAAGCTCGTTAATTACAAATTACGAAGCGGTATTAGATATCCTAAAGGTAATGGTTGTTACCTATGGAATTTATAAAACTGCCAGTATTGCCGTAGCTGTTGCCGACGGTTATGCAGCAGCTGCAAAAACGGCAAATGCAGCCAGTACTTATATGCTCATTGGCCGTACAACTCAATTAACATTTGCACAATATGCAAGTGCCCAGGCTCAGGGCGTTCTTAATGCCGTGATGGCAATAAATCCGTATGTTTTGGCGGCCACTGCCATTGCGGCACTGGTAACTGCTATGGTCGTTTTCAGCGATACAACCGACGAGGCGTCAAAGGCACAGGACGAAATTAACAAAACAGTAAATACCCAGAAGGCGAATGTCGAAACCTTGGTGTCGACTATAAAAAACGAAAACGCAGCCAATGCCGACCGGGCAAAAGCTCTAAAGGAGTTGAATGATATTCTTCCTGATCAGATTGGTTTTCTGGATGCGCAGGCACTTTCGACCGAAAAAGGGAAAAAAGCGATTGACGACTATATTGAATCAATCCGCAAACGCGCCGAAATGGAACAATTGACCGCTGCGCTAAAAAAGAACCTGGACGAACAAGATCGGATTGGAAGCGGAAAGCTTACATTTTGGGAATCGCTGAAACAGCTTAATTCGTCGGCCACTACCAACCCTGAAGAATTAAAAAGACGAAACGAGGTTTATCTGTCGAGTGTAATATCGGGGCTTAAAGACGAAGAGGATGCCATTAAAGCCAAAATGGCCGCATTAATGGCCAGTAAAAAGGAAGAGAAAAGTGCCAATGAAGAAAAGATACGAACCATTGAACTGATTAATCAGGAAATTGACGATGCCAAAAAGGCGCAGCTTGGCGCTACAAATAGAAAGGATTACAACGCCGCGCAGGTTACAATTGACCGCCTTGAAGCTGAAAAAATTGCTATTACAGGGGTTAAAGAAAAAAGTAAAGAGCTAAAAGGCGAGTACGATAAACTTGAAGAAAAAATAAAAAAAGCATCAGACGCGGTCGTGAATGCGACTGAAAAAGAGCGGCCCGCACTTCAGGAGAAGCTTAACGCCCTCGTTAAACAAAAAATAGCATGGGAAGAGTTGATAAAAGCTCAGCGTGGTGAAACAACGGGCATGAAACCACTTTCTGTAAACGGTCAGATATCGGGAGAAAGTGCCATTGTTAAGCAACTGCAACCGATGAAGCAACTGACCGAAGAGCAGAAAAAACAGCTGGAGGCCAAAGGTAAGCAGGCATCGTTAGACGCTGTTGCCTCAGAGAACTACGAAAAGAACATATCGTATATTCAGGGCTCGGTTGACTTGCTTGACCAGATGACTGCACAATATGCCGAGCAGCTTGGATTGTCTAAAGAGCAGGCAAAAGCACTTGAGAATGGCATGAACATGATGAAAGGAATTGCCCAGATTGCTTCGGGAAATATTGTTGGTGGAGCTATAAGTATAATTTCAGGGATGGCCAGTTTTATCATTCAGGCTCCCGAAAAGCTTTCTGTTCATTTCGAACAGGTAAACGCACAAATCAGCAAATTAATTTCATCGCTCGATATAGCGACAGAATCCCTTTCAAGCTTGGGGCAAGATAGCTCACTCACCTCGATTAAAATAGTAAAGGCCGAACTATTGACACTCGCTGACGAGGCTGCAACGTTAAATACCGAATTGGCTAAATCGTCATCGGGTCCGAGAAGAAATATAAGTGGAGGCGTTGCCGGACTCGGTCTCGACATGGTTAAACAAGCCGCTGATTTGAACCTTGAAATAGAAAAATTAGCGAACCGATTACTACAGGGTGACATTAGCGATGAACAGCGTAAGGCAATTGAGGCGGTTCTTGATAGCTATAATAGTTTGCTTTCGCAGATTGACTCAACAATTCAGGATATCACAGGCACAACAGTTAGCGATCTAAGCCGGGGACTGGCCGATGCTTTCCTTGCCGGTGAAGATGCCGCCGCCGCGTGGGGCGAAAAGGTTGACGATATCATTAAAAATATTATTACACGCCAGCTCACTGCGCAGTTATTGACTAAGCCAATTAATGAGGCGGTAAATACCCTGGTGAACGATTCCGGTAATGGACTAACTACCGACGAGGCTTTGAAGTTTAAAAAGACCATGGACGACTTATACGCTTCGTCGGCTCCTATGTTCGAAGCCACCCAAAGGGCTCTGCAAGCTGCCGGTTTTAACTTTGATGCTTCGACTTCGACAGGCTCAACCAGCGGCGTTATGGGCTCGGTAAAAGGAGCAACTGAAGAAACGATGGGTGCAATGGTCGGTCAGTTAATGGCGGTCCGTGTTGATATTAAAAGTATCCTGGTTAATATGGCTGCGGGTCAGGATGATGTAGCTAAAAATCTGGGATACCTGAAGCAAATTAGCGAGAATACTTCACACAATGTGAAGCTGATAAAGATTGAGGAGGGAATTTCTGAAATGAATAAAACGCTTAAAGACAGGTTATGACCATCGATGGAACAAACATATCTACTTTCGGATTAAAGCTCCTGAACGCCGAGGGCCTCTATGATCTTCCGGCACGAAAAAAGATTTTAAGCGAGCCCGGTAACGAGTCGAAGGATATCGTTTTTTTAAGTAAAGAGGCAATAGTAACACTACTAGGCAGGTACTCCAGCGTTGGTTCACTGGTCAGTAATATAAACGCTTTTGAAACCTTATTGAAAACAATCTTAAAACACGATATCACATTGATTGGACACAATCTGACTTTTACCGGAATATTCGATAAAGGTTTTGAAGTTGTTTCATTCAACGGCGGCAAGATCGCCAAAGTTATAGCATCTATAACCATTACCGAATGAGTTGGAAACTTGATTATATCGATTTTTCTGTTTACGGTGTTGGCGTTGCCAAATCGTCTGGAGTACTCAATATGCCTCGGATCATTGACTCATCAACTGATTGGCTCGACCATAATGGACGTGACTATTGGCAGGATGCCGGTGAAGTAAAATATCAGGCTCGCGAAATTGCGCTGAGCTGTTGGATCAGGGCAACCGGATACGAAGATTTTAAAACAAAAGTGGCCGCTTTTTATGCCGCCCTGGTTGCACCGGGAGAGCGGACTTTAACGACGCCGTATTGGCATGACATTTCGCACGTGACTGTTCAGCAGTCTGTCCAGATGGTTCGTAAAACACAGTATGTTTCATCTCTTCAGATTGGCATGTTTACCCTTCGCCTGACCGTGGCAGGTGATTCCGTAACTAAATTGATGACCGTTTACAGGCAAGATGATGTTATCCGCCAGGTTGTGAAATACGGCAATGATGCAAAATTGAACCGTCAGCTTCAGGGAGATAGCTCAATTTCATTTCAGGCGGAGTTTAACGAGATTCAAACTCTTGGCCGTGGCGACTATATCCTTTTCAACAACGAAAAATACATCGCCTTCGAGTATCCCCAGATTGATAAAATAAGTACAAATAAATGTGTGTACCGGCTTACCTATACCAACGAATTCTTTTGCTTAAAAGACATTCAGTTTATGGTAATCGACCAGCCGGAAACGGCATGGTATGCTACGGCTGAGGAGGTGGTTGATCTGATTATCGCTAACGCAAACCGCGCCTATCCTGGTTTATTTATCAAGGGAACTGTTGAAGCCACAGAGTATAGGAATCATCAGTTCAATAATGAAAGCTGCTTTGAGGTGCTGTCACGCATCGCCTCGGAGTATGAATTTGAATATGAATACAGCAGGGTAAACCCTAGCGACCCGATTCATATCAGCGTAAAAAAGCAAATCGGCACAACCCTGGCGTTGGAATTTACCTACGGAAAAGGCAACCGAGCGTATAAAATATCGAGGATTCCAACTCCGAGAGAAAAACTTTGCACCAAGCTTTTCGCCTTTGGATCTACAAAGAATCTCCCAACTGGTTACGGATCTACACGCCTAAAATTATCAGCTCCAATAGAGCGATGGTTTTATGACATGCAGATCGAGCGTACTAAGGTTTATGAGGACATTTTCCCGGAACGAACCGGAACAGTGACCGGGTATATCAAGCGTGAGAAGCAACCAACGTGGGTTTATGCTCCGGGAACGGAGCTTTCGGCTCATCCGGTAAAGATTTACACATTTTATCCGGATGAGAATTCCTGGGAGCTGACCGATACGACCATGCCCTTTGACCTTAATGAGTTAAAGGACGACGGAGTCTCGACTAAATACCTGATCGCCGGAACAAAGGCAAAAATTCATTTTAATTCTGGTGACCTGGCTGGTCTTGAATTCGAGATACTAAGCTATAATCATGCAACGTGGACCTTTAAGATCCAACCAATTACAGAGGGCGGGGTTAGTCTGCCATCTGACGACCTTTACCCAAGATTATCAGATGAGTATAATATAACCGACATAAACCTTCCTCAGCCGTATATCGATGCGGCTGTTTCCAGACTGTATGATGCGGCTTATTCTTCGATGTACGACGGAATAGACTTCAACCCGCCAAATGCCGATTATAGGGTAGAAACCAACCCCGCTGAAGATTTCAGTTCGATACTTCCGGGATGCCGACTCAGGGTTATTGACACTGACTTTGACATTGATGCTCATTTAAGGGTAGTCGATATTAATAGTAACCTTTACAGTAACGGGAGTACGATCACACTATCGCCCAACTTGGTTAAATCAAAACGCGCTGCGCTTGAGTCGGCGGTTGCCAGTATTGAGAGATCAATACAGGCTGCAAAGCTGGACGATGTGAACCAGACTCGCGGGGCTGAGCAGACAACTCGCGAAGTAAAAGACGGGATTGTTGATCCGATTGACGAAAAGTTGCGGGTTGATGAGCGGGTTAGGAGAAGATCTATCGATCCGGTCATGCTATCGGACGATGCCGGAACTCCTCAATTTTCAATTAAAGATGCGCTTGTAGAAACCAATGTTGACGGAGACCCGAACAAAATCAGGATCAGTGCCGGAGCTTTGTTAAATCACAGCTTTTATGCCGTCGACCGGAAAACAATCAAAATCATTAAAGAGCTATGACCTACGACCCAACTCGCAGCTGGGCAATTGCCCTGACAAATATTACTATCCCGAACAATAACGGCCATTATATTTATCTGAAGGTCCCGGTGGAAGAGGGCATAACAACGTCTGAGGTTATCGTTTCAGAATATCACGTTGACCCGCTCCGGGACGATGGTTTTGTAATTTATAAAATGGGTTACGCCCATCCGGTTGCAGGCGGTGCCAGAGAGGTAAGCTTACTGTGGGGAAATGTAAAAACGCCTGGCGTGCCATATTTGGGCGCAAATAAAGACGTCAACTTAGGCACTTGGAAGATCATTGCGAATCAATTGCAATCTGTTGTAGCTACAGGTACTGCGCCATTGATCGTGGCGTCAACAACACTCGTTGCTAATTTAAATGCCGATTTGCTTGATGGTTATCACGCTGCTGCCTTTTGCCTTACCGGCGATTTAAGGTTAAGCGATTCGAGGCCAGCAAGCGATGTATATCCTTGGGCAAAAGCTTCTGTAAAGCCAAGCTACACTTATGCTGAAGTTGGAGCGGCACCGCTGGCACACAAAACAATTGAAGATGCTATAAACGGGTTAGTGAAAGTGAATGGGTCTGGCGGTTATTCAGCTGTTACCGATAACTCATCTAATTGGAATTCGGCTTATACCCGTATGGGCACTGTATTGTTAGGGAGTAATTATGTGGGGGTTAATTCAGGCGATTTTGGCCAGAACGCAACCGATCTGACTATAAATAAAGTAGACTTTGCAGCGGAAGGAAATACATACCCCATAACTTCAGATGGTGTATTTTACGAGTTGGGAGCAAAACAGGCAACCTTGGTCTCAGGCGTAAATATTAAAACAATTAATGGAAGTTCTATTTTGGGTTCAGGCAATTTAATAGTTGCACCATCTGCACATAATATACAAAGTCATTCTGATGTCTATATTCCGGTAACACTTGACGCCGGTTATAGCGGGCAGATGTTTTATTGGACAGGTACAGCTTGGGGGATTGGTAGTAAATCTACATTGGGCTTACAGTCCACTTTAGTTTCCGGAACAAATATAAAAACTGTAAATGGAAACTCGTTGCTTGGTTCGGGTGATGTGACTATTAGTGGGTCTGCTGCATGGGGTGGAATAACAGGAACACTTTCGTCTCAAACAGACCTAAATACTGCATTAAACGGTAAGGCTGCGCTGGCCGGATCATCCTCTCAGGCCTTTGCAACAGCGGCATTAACTGCCAATGGCAATGTGAGTGGTACTCAGTTTTTATTGGCAAATGGTACTGCATATGGTGGCGTTTGGGCAAGCGGTGCAATTGTAAGGATGGGCGCATTGTCCGCATCAACACAAGTGGAGTTATATGTGAATGGGTCATTAAACGCAACATTCACTACATCTCTTGCAGCTTTTGGTGGAACAATTAAGGCATCTCAATTTCAAGTAAGCAGCATGAATTCCGCCCCGGCAACTGCTACGGCAACCGGAACGCTCGGGGAAATACGCATCACCGCAACTTATATTTATGTCTGCACAGCAACAAATACATGGAAACGTGTAGCGATCGCAACATGGTAACTTTTAATTAATCAAAAAAAATCAACATATGAAACAGACAATTACACGCTTAAGAGTTATTGAAATCGTACTAGGTTACGAAGTATTAAAGCAGCTGTCCGGCGTTAAGATGGCCTATGCAATTGGTAAAAATATAACAGCCTTGAAGCGCGAGCATGAGCTCATCAAAGAATCGACACCGAGAAATAAAGACCTTGAAAAGTATCAGGAAGAGTATCAGGTAATAATCGATTCAGAGGCGAAAAAAGATGATTCCGGGAACTTTATCCCGGTCGGTAATGGTCAGGTTGCAATTTCAAATTATACGAGTTTCAAGACTAAAATAAATGACCTTGAAAAAAAGTATGCCACACAACTTGCTGACCAGAAGGAAAAGGATGAAGAGTTTGAACGGTTTCTTAAAGAGCCATTCGAGTTTGAGTTCTTTCAATTTGATGAAAGCCTGTTGCCTGATAGTATCACGGTTGAGCAGATGGAATTGATCAGCGAAATGATTAAAATGGAATAAAGAGCCCCCGGCTCCAATCAACCGCAGATTCTCAGGTCAATCGGTTGAAAAGTAAAGGTGCGATAACACCACGCCAGAGGCAAATGCCTTTTGCGGTGTTATCGCACCTTATTTTTTTGACCTGAGAGGAACAAATATAGATTAATTTTTGAATATGGGAAATTACACTTACAGGCCGCAGTATGGCGTAGTCGTCATCTGTAAATGCGAGAGCGAGCAGGCCGAAATTTATGAAACGCTCAAAAAGTTGGGTTTAACCTTAAAAGTGGTTTGCGTATGATAGTAGAAGTAAACCACAGATGCAGCGATTTTCACAGCTATCGGGCTGCGAGGGTCAAGAGTTTGTTTAATGCCGAAAGCGGGTGCAACTGGAACCATGTTGCAAACTTGCCTATCGAGGATTTTGAGTGGAAAATCGGGCTGATTGTTGGCCCTTCCGGATCGGGTAAAACGAGTATTGGCAGGAGTATTTTTAATACTCCAATCCATGACCTTTATGCCAGATGGGACAATGAAAAGCCAATTGTTGACTCCATTGCGCCGGGTGGAGACTTTAACCAGGTTACTGGCGCGTTGTCTGCCGTTGGGCTTGGTGATGTTCCGGCATGGCTCAGGCCTTTCAACGTATTGAGCAACGGCGAAAAGTTCAGAGCCGGTTTAGCCAGGTTAATTTGCGAGCGGCCTGAAAAGGTAGTCGTTGACGAGTTTACCAGCGTTATTGATCGGCAGATTGCCAAAGTAGGCGCGGCTGCTTTTGCTAAAACATGGAGACGCGGATCGGGGCAAATTGTTCTATTATCATGCCACTACGACATTTTAGAGTGGTTGCAACCGGATTGGGTTTACGATACACAAGAGGCGCAGTTCCGGTTGGGACGCGACTGCCTTTGGCAACGCCCAAAGCTCGAACTTGAAATTTATCAAGTCTCAGGAAGTGTATTCAAGCATTTTAAACCGCATTACTATTTAGACCTCCCGTTGCCGGTGGCCGCACAGTATTTTGTTGGAGCTGTAAACGGTGAGCCGGTTTGCCATTTGGCCGTTTCGCCCCTTTTTACGGCGAATGCGTACCGATCAACCCGGTTGGTAGTTATGCCCGAATGGCAGGGGATCGGTGTAGGAACAAAGTTTCTGGACGCTATTTGCGAGTACCATCTACAGGGCAAGGGACGGTGTGGTAAAAAGTTCCCGGTGTTCTTTCACACGTCGCACCCGCAATTGTGCGGTGCGCTCAGGTACTCAAAGAAATGGAGACAAACAGGGGGAAGTCTTTACGGATCAAACAAGAGCAAGTCAGCCGCATCGATCAGGAAATCAAGGGAAACCTCCGGAAAGGTTTTTGATGATGGATCAATCGGATGCGCTACCGGTTACGGTGGTCATTTCAGGGCTGTACAGGCGTTTAAGTATGAAGGGGCACAATTATGCGAATAACAATTTTGGGAGATAACATGACCGCTGCTTATGCGTCAGCGCGCCAAATGGTGTTAGGGCTTGGTCACGATATTGTTACCGATCCTGCGGCGGCTGATGTAGCCATTGCCCCGCTCCTGACTGAGATAGTGCCCGTTGCAAGGTTGAAGCTCCCAAAGTATGGAACGCTGATCTTTCACCCGAGCCCCTTGCCGTTTGGCAGGGGAGCCTCGGCGATCAAGTGGGCATACAAGCGCGGAGATAAGATCACAGCGGCCAGTTGGTTCTGGGCTGACGCTGGTATCGATACGGGGCCAATATGTGAACAAGAGGTTATCACTATTGACCACGATCTAAGGCCGAGAGAATTCTATGAGAAGCATATTATTCCGGCCATGCTGAGGACCTTGAAACGCTGTTTAAATGGTCTTTCAATTGGGCTTAAACGAGAGGTTGAACAGATTGAAATGTACTCAACTTATGAGGCGAAGATATAAAAAAGGGGCTGGGCATTGCTCAGCCCCTTTACTGTAAGGTGGTTATAATTGTTAGTGTGCGTTTTTTTTACACAAATCGTTTTATTAATTTACACAAATCGTTTTCGCGGTTATATTTTTAATAAATTTTATTACCAATTATAGACCTTTTTTTCGATTTAAAATGCGAAATTTTCCTTCAATTTTATAAGATGTGAATGGATTTTCTGCTCTTTAG